ACGCTTGCTGGCATTTTAGCTGCATCAAGCAAACCGAGCGTGACTGTGAATTTCAATGGAGTTACGACCGATCCGGAAGGCACAGCCCGTGTGCTCGTGGATACGCTGAACAATTCTTTCTATCGCGGCACAGGTGGCGCAACTAACCTGCAAATCGCATGACGATTTTCAATCCCGTTTGGCGCGTGACCATTGGCGGTGTGCAATACACAACAGCCATTTTGGCCAATCTAACCATCCGCAGCGGTCGCACAAACATTTATGAGCAAGCACAGGCCGGATACACCAATCTCGAAATCATCAACCTTGATCAATCGAATATTGTTATTGAAATCAATGATTCAATCACCATTGAATTGCAAGATTCCACATCGACATTTGTGCCAATCTTTGGCGGATCGGTTGTTGAGGTTGGCATTGCTGTGGCAGAGGTGGGCAGCGTTGATTATGCCCAACGGATCAACATCATTGCCTTGGGTGCATTGGCCAGATTGCCAAAGGCACTTACCGAAGGCGTTTTAAGCGATGATTTTGATGGTGATCAGATCTTCACCATTTTGAAAGAGGTTTTGTTCAACTCATGGCAAGAAGTACCAGGTGCATTAACATGGGCAACCTATGATCCAACCACTCAATGGGAGGATGCTGAAAACAGCGGATTGGGCGAAATTGATCGGCCGGGAAATTACGAGCTAGAAAATCGCGGATCATCTGTAACGGATGTCTATTCATTGGTCTCAGCTTTGGCAACATCTGGGTTGGGTTATATTTACGAAAACGCACAAGGCCAAATTTCCTATGCTGACAGCACTCATCGGACAGTCTATTTGTCAGCGAATGGATATGTTGATCTTACCGCCAACCATGCTTTGGCATCGGGGTTGAGCATTCAGTCTCGCGCCGGAGATGTCAGAAACACCATTGATCTTAAATACGGCAACAACTCAGCATTGGAGGTCAATGCGGTTGATCCGGCATCCGTTGGCCTTTATGGACAGCTAGCACAGATTTTCACCACCACCATCAAAAGCGCAACCGATGCACAGGATCAAGCTGATTTCTATTTAGAGCTAAGAGCCTATCCACGATTTAATTTAAACAACATTACATTTGAGCTGACCAATCCCGAAATTGATGATTCTGATCGTGATGACTTAATCAAGGTTTTCATGGGTATGCCTGTCAATTTGGCCAATCTGCCATTAAACATGAATTCTGGCGATTATTTGGGTTTCGTTGAAGGCTGGACATTTTCGGCCAGATACAATCAGATCAGCATTTCATTGATTTTGTCACCAATTGCATTTTCGTTGCAGGCAATGCGATGGAACGATGTGCCGGTGACAGAGCAATGGAGCACAATCAATCCAACTTTGGATTGGATCAATGCCACGATCGTGGCGTAAGGAGAAAACATGAGCAATCCAACGAGCAATTTCAATTGGCAAATGCCCACGGCCACAGATTTGGTCACGGATTTGCCAGCCGATTTTGAGGTATTTGGTCAAGCTGTTGATTCATCGATGGCCGATCTTTTAGGCGGCACAACAGGTCAGATACTTGCAAAAAATTCAAACACCAATATGGATTTTGTGTGGGTTACAAATGATGTTGGTGACATTACAGCGGTCACAGCTGGCACAGGCATTTCAGGTGGTGGCACATCCGGTGCTGTAACAATAACAAACGCAATGGCAACGGAAATCACAGCAAAAGGTGATTTAATTGTTGGCACAGGTAACGCAGCTTTTGACAATTTGCCAGCCGGTACAAATGGACATGTTTTGACGGCAGATTCCACAGTCAGCCCAACGGGTTTGAAATGGGCTGCACCCGCAGGCGGCGGTAAGGTTTTGCAAGTTATTCAGGCTTCCACAAGCACAGCGACCACTATTGCAAGCACTACTTACACAGACACAACTCTGTCAGCAACTATCACACCAACATCAGCCACAAGCAAAATTTTGGTTCAGGTCGTGCAAATATCTCTGACAAAAAGAAACACAAACGATACTGCTGGATTGGGAATAAGAATTCTTAGAGACTCCACATCTATTTTTGAACCTGCTCCTTCTAAATACGAGTCATCTTATTTGGGCTTAAATGCGGGAGCAGCAACTTCTATGGAAATGATTGTTTCTGTGCCATTGATTTATCTTGATTCACCCGCATCAACATCAGCATTAACTTACAAAACACAAGGCGCAGTTTTTACTACAAATAACAGCGGCTCTAGTACTTTTCAAACAAATGCCTCAATCAGCACAATTACATTATTAGAGATCGGTGCATAATGGAAACGTCATTTTTAGTAAAGGCAATTCATAAGCTGAAGCCAACTGCTGAGTTTTCTTTTGTTGAAGAAGATTACTCAACAATCAAATGGGATGTACTTGATGGCGATGCTCCAACTCAGTCAGAGATTGATGCTGCTATTGCTGCGATCAAAACTGAGGAAGCGGCACAAGAAGCTGCACAAGAAGCTGCAAAACAAGCCGCACAAGCAAAATTGGAGCTTTTAGGCTTAACCGCAGACGATTTGAAGGCACTTGGATTGTGACATTTCCACAAGGAACATTGCCGCGTTTGATTCAGGTTGCTTTGGCCGAAGTGGGCACAGTCGAAACAGGCAACAATGAGACGAAGTACGGCAAATTTATGAAAGCCGATAAGCTGCCATGGTGTGGCTCGTTTCTTAATTGGTGTGCTCATCAAGCCGGGGTCAAAGTGCCAAATGTGGTCAGCACAAGAGCTGGTGCCGAGGCATTTAAGAAAAACAAGCAATGGCACAACACACCAAAGATTGGTGACTTTGTTTTCTTTGATTTCATCATCGATGACAAAGAAACGATCAATCACATTGGCTTGGTAATCCGGGCATCGGAAAAACAGATCGTGACCATCGAAGGCAACACATCAGGCGGATCAGGAAGCCAGCGCAATGGTGGCGAAGTCATGGTCAAATCAAGAGCTTTGGGAGCACGCTCATTTGTTATCGGTTACGGCCGACCAGCTTATGAGCCATTTACCGGTGATCTACCGGATCGACCAAAAGGAGAAAAATAATGGAGCAAGCAAAAGCAATCGCGGCATCATGGGCGCGGTCATACATCGCGGCAGCTTTAGCTGTGTACATGGCCGGCGGATCACTTGAGCAAATGGCAATGGGTGGCGTGGCAGCTGTTGTGCCTGTCATTTTGCGCTGGCTCAATCCAGCTGACAAAGCTTTCGGGTCTACGGGGAAGTGACTCGGAAATCACTCGCGGCGGGTTTGGCTTTGATCCTTTCGTCAAGCCTTGCCGGGTGTGGTTATGACGGATGGGTGCGATACCCGTGCCAAGAGCACGCAAATTGGGAAAACCCAGAGTGCCAAAAACCACAATGCAAGGTCACGGGTACCTGTACAGAGGATGTGATCGGTGATGGCTTCAAAGAATAAAGAGCGATTAAGTCAAGAGGACATAAAAGCTCGTTTGATGTTTCTAATCGGCTCGGTGCTGGCCATTGTGTTTTTGATTGTCACATTGGGAATCACTTATGCATTGATTTTTGTGACACAGCCAATTGGCGCACAAGCTCCGAATGATGCAGCTTTCATTGATCTGCTCAAGACTTTGGCAATCTTTCTCACCGGGTCATTGGGTGGCGTTTTAGCATCCAACGGACTCAAAGACAAGCCAAAGTCAGAATACGAAAAAACCATTGAAAGGCGTTTATCTGGTAACGACACGCCATGATTTGAGCGTGATTCTTGAATTTGTCGCATTTGCCTGTCACTCTCTCTTTCGGGAGCTGATTCGCGGCTCCCAGAATCGGGAGCAACAAAATGAACGAAGCATCAATTGTGATCATGTGTTTGATTGCTGGAGCCTTATGGGCTGTAATGTCTTATTCGGTCGGATTTAAGGAAGGCCAGCGACAAGGCTACACACGCGGCCGAGCTGTGGCACGCCATGCGGTATCAGCTGATCGCAAGGTGAACAACTAATGGCCGGATTTCTTGAAAACTACGAAGGCAACAAAGAGCGCACAGATCGTTGGCTGCGCACATTTCCCCATGGGAGACTTGAAGCTCACATCATAGAATTTAATGCCGAAAAAGGTTATGTGCTGGTACAAGCTAAGGCATGGCGCAATCAAGAGGAAACAGAGCCAGCCGGCATTGATTTTGCTTTTGGCTATCGCGAGGCATATAACCCGAACATGAAACGCTGGTTTTGCGAGGATACTGTTACCTCAGCTTTAATGAGAGTGATGGCCTTGGTCATGGGCGGCACAGAGAAAGCCACAAAAGAAACTATGGAGCAAGTCAAAATCAATGATGCGACAAAGCCGCAAGATTATGATTATTGGACAACCAAATTTGGCGATGTGCCAAGCTACAAAACAGCCGGAGAAGCTGAACAAGCTGGTATCCCATCACTTGGATCATCGATGGATGAGATTGCCAAGCAATTGGGTGGAGAGCTTGTACAAGAGGCACCTCAATGCGAACATGGACATCGTGTCTGGCGCACCGGAACATCGGCCAAAACGGGCAAGGATTGGGCCAATTTCTCATGCGTAGGCAAAAAACCAAATCAATGTGAGCCGCTTTGGTATGTCTTTACAAGCCGAGGAAAATGGGAGCCACAAGTATGACAAAAAAGAAACTGGCCAACATCATTTTGATTTGTAACATCATGATGTTCATTGCTTTGATTGTGGTGTTTTCATGAGCGACTTTGTGGAGATCATTTATCCTCAAGAGATGAAAGCGCGATTGATGTGCAATGGCGAAATTATTGAGGAATACAAAATTGAGCAATGCGACAAGTGCTCACAGCTGCGCCGATTGGATCATTTCGGATACCAAAAAGGCTATGACAAGCAAGACAACATCATTTGGTTTTGTGGTGAGTGCCGATGATTGATCGCATTGAGGAAGTGCAATGCATGATTGCAGCAATTCAACATTGCCATGATCGATCAGCTGATCACAGCTCACGCATCGTCAAAAACCTGTCATGGTTTGAGTATGTGGCACAGATGGGCGAATCAATGCTGGCCGAGCTAGTGGTGGCCAAGCGATTGGGCTATGAATACACACCGGGCATCACATGGGATAAATCCAAAGCTGATGTAGGCGAGCACATCGAGGTCAAATGGTCAGCCAACCCGGCCAGCAATTTGTGGATTCAGGAATCAGATCGACATGATCGAGACATTGCCGTGCTAGTTACGGGCAACGCACCAAAGATGCACATCGTTGGTTGGATGCCGGTGGCTGTGGCCAAGAAACCACGCTACCGAAACGCATCACAAAACAATTGGAGCGTGCCACAAATTAA